TCGCTTTGGCTAAACATTGTTTAATTATCCACTACTACAGAAGTCTTTTGATACCCAGGGTATTCCTCAAGCGCAGGCCACCATACATCTATCTTTTTTGCAATGCGTCTTTTCACTTTGGCCACAGCTACTTCGTCATCTGCACCATCAGTAGCCACACAAAAACGTTCAATTTCCAGACCATTTACATCAGTGATAATCACAACAATAAAATGTCTCATCTTACTTTATCCCTACTGTGCCCTAGGACGACTGGCAGCCGCACGTTGTTGCTGTAACTTGGTTTGTGCAATTTTATGCTCTCCTTGCTGCATTTTCCGTTCGTGATCGAATTGCTTCTTTTGAGCCTGTTGTTCTTGTTCAGCCAGTTCGGCTTCTTTTGTCATCTTATGATGTTCTTGAGCCCCTTCGAGGAACGTTTTCTGCATTTCAGTAGATGCTTTTTGCATTTCAACAGCGTGACCCATCGTCGATTGTTGTTGATCGATATAATTCTCCTGCTGCGAAGTTTGTGACTTCTGTCTTTCAATATCTAAGGCATTATTAGCCTTGGTCTGCTCCATTTGCAATCTGATTAACTCAATCTGGAGTTCTAATTTGCGCATTTCCATATCAATTTGTTTTTGTTCCGTATCAGCCGCAGCATTCTGAGCTTCACCTTGATTTTCTATGGCTTGCCTTTGCACCTCAGCTTGTGCCGACTGCTGATCAGTCTGCATCTTCATCTGCGATTGCTGAATATCAGCCTTAGCCTTTTCCATCATCGCTTGCGCTTTTATTTGTTCTGGGTTTGGCTGTTGGGATGCGTGTTGCTGACGCTGTTTAGCTAAGACCACTGCTTCATCAGTGAAGTCCTCAATAGCCTGCTCTAATTCACGACCAACCTTTTGACCCCTGACACCAAATCGTAAAAACTTACCTAACAGTGGAACGGCTTCAGGCATTGCCATTGAAATTTGTACTGACTGTTCAAGATATTTAGTGACTGCCATTATAAATGCAGTCCTATCTTGTCCTTCCTTAGCTTGATCAGCATAAATGGTAGATTCAACTTCAATATCAACTCTAAAGCCTAATAGTCTTTCATCTCTTATAAGTTGTATAGCTTTGAATATTCTTTGTAACCCTTCCATCTTATCTTTCATTTCAGGGGGAATAGGTGGTGGCTGAGGCGGTTGCATTGGGCCTTGGAACCCAAGACCGGGGCGTGGCGGTGGAGGTTGTCCAGGAGCAGGTGATGGTAAACCACCAGGGGGCAGTCCTCCCATCGGTGGACCTTGCCCTGGTGGTAGCCCCCCAGACATGCCAACTCCATTAGGGGGCACAAGCGGCTTCTGAGGTAGAGCGCCCGGACCTTGCGGTCCAGGGGGAGGGACGGTGCCGGGTGGACCACCTACAGGTGGACGGGGGACAGTAGGTGGTCCACCCATCGATGCACCAGCACCAGCCGGTGAAAAAGAACCCCCTGGACCAGGAGGTGAGCCTGGGGGTCCAAGTGACACGGGAGGTACGCCATTTTGTAGCATGTCTTGGGTAGGCACGTCCATAGTACCTAATCCCTGTTCATACATTGCCCCTGAAACTTCAATTAAAGACTTTGGGCTAAAGTGTTGACACATAATATCAGCCATAATCTTTAATGTATCACGGGCAAACCGTGCTACTTCATCCTGTCTATGCTGAAGACGTGTTCCCGACGCGGCTGATTTTAAACGTTTACCCCCTAGTGTCTCACGCTCGTCATCACTAACCCCACGCATAATATCATTGATACCTGTAAGTCTATCCATCTCAGCGGTAGCCCGCTCCTTAATCTTAGTAAGTTCTTCAATAACACCCATTATTTCCTTTAATGGAATAAAACTCAGGTTACCGGCAACACCCCCTTTCTCAGCAAAGGCGGACCAATCATCAACTGGGATCATTTCATTTTCAACTGATTCGTTGAAAAGACGTTGAATACCTTTAGCAGCCGCATTATAGACACCTGCCACCTTACAGGCTTTAGCCAACATCGAAATGCGTTGAGTTAACTCATCAATCTGAATTGCTTGATCTTGATATTGAATAAAATCAGGGACAGGAATTAAAGTATTATTAGTTGCATTAGAATAAAGTGGTTTTGGACAAGGGAAGAAGTTCTCAATTTTAAGCGGGTCATCCTGTCTGTCACAAAGGTATTGATAACCTTCAGCTACCCAGACAACTTCTTCCCTTGATTTGTCCCATATTTCGAAGACTTGAGCCTTCTCATCAATTTCATGGCCTGAGCGTGAATCCTCTTGGCGGCGAGTTTTACGATCATCTTTCTGAAAAGGTATGGCACGTCCAATCTCATTGCCAAATCTCCTCTTCATCTGGTTACGGGTCATATAGACCCGTTTACCAACTGCTGTGACTTCTTTCCAAATCCTAGCCTTTGACGGAAAAGTATAAAAATCAGTCCATTGAATAAAATCAACAGGGGTAGATTCACGTGTTACACGGTCACCTGTTTCCCTTAATTTTTCTTCCTCTGGGCTATCATCATCTGGTCTGATATTACCTAACGAATCATGTTGATCCTGCTCATCATCAGTTGGGATTGAAACACTCTCGCTAACTTCAGGTTCATACCTAATCCAAACTGATCCCCTTCCTGATAACAGATAATCCCTTAGAGCTTGACGCATTGATTCGTCAAAACCACAAATTTCAATTTCATTCTGTAAGGCGCGCTCAATCATTTGAGCAGCACCTCTGCCTGTAGGATCTTTATCTCTGAACCGCCTTTCACAGGTAGGAACTGGACATTTACCATAAAGAGCAGGTGTTAATATTTCTACGTTAGCCCATAACGAATTAACCCTGCGTTGATTATCTTCATCAGTACGATTACGTTCGTCCCTATATCTTTTTTCAATTGTTGACCCACGCTTTAGCCAACGCTTAAATTCCTTATCATCATCAACATCAATGATCTGATTTAACCAGAACGATGCAACACGACGGCCTACAATACCACCGCGCTTACCCGCTAAACGATCAACCGTAAAAGGTGAACGGGAGGCTACATTTTCGCCATCGTCATCATAACTACTTTGATCTTCATTAATACCAATGTCAGGAGGATCTGCCATTAATACATAGTCCCTGTTGATGGATCAAAAGTAAGCCCGCTCTGTGCGCCAGCTTGCGCGGCTTCTGCTAAATCAGAACCTGAAAGGCCTGGGGCAAATTGATTACTATAATTAAAGCCCCCATAAGTATTTGAAGGCCCATCCATAATGGCTGAATTAAGCTGGTTAAACATATTATTACTAGGTGGTTGAGACGTAAGCATATTAGAAGTCTTCCATGGCTGCCCTGAAAGTCCTTTGAGGACACCGGATAAATTGCCCCCTTGAAGGGGGGACTGCGTAGTCGGTATATAATTAAGCATTTATGCTTCCAGTGCATGTATCTCAGGGGGGCCATTTGATGGGAATGAATGCCATTCAGAATACATTTTAATTAAACCATCAGATTTCTTTTCTTCATAATCAAGGCTCATCTCACACGGATAACCACCTTCAACATCAATACGCAATGCATCCTTATATGGAACTACAATTTTATGAAAATCATCCCATACACACCATCTATAGGAACCTCGATTGCTCATTGCAAATTTCAGTATAGGCAACTCACTCTTTTGCCTGAAAATTGAGACAGTCCTTACCCCATCCACTTCTGGTTGATCGCCTGTTCCCCCTACCATAATATCAAAATAACGACGCCAAACAAATTCCCTATCAGTCACCAAGGGAACTATTTCATTAATTACAACAGGCAATGCGATAGATGCAACTGCTGCTGATGTACCAATAAGAAAAGACCGTCTTGACAGGTTCACCACTTACTTAATCCTTAATGTTTTAAGTTTAGCATCACCATCTTTATACTCTTCTAAATCCCAAAAGTCATCCAAAGAAACATTACATACTTCTGGATCTGTAGAAATAATCTTCATTTCATCTTTCTTTTTAGGATCATATGCTACTGAAAACATCTTGTCCAAGACTTGGCCCAATAATCCTAGTGCATCAACTATGTCGTCGCTTTTACCAGCCGGAAATGTTAATAACTCATGCCTTAAGTCTGAAAACCATGGCTTCTTCGTAGGAAAGAATACTTTTAGGCTAGCCATCCGGCCCCTTATTGATTGTGCGCGAATTTGCTTATCACCTCTAGTTGGGAACTGTGCCCTAGCAATATAAATACCACGTTCCATCATTCTTTTATGAAGAAACGGTCCTACACCTGCTCTGATTTGTCCGGTCTCTTCGGCCCACCCCATTGGTCTCCATTCGGTAACAAGGTCACAGAATGCTTCAACCCATTTGTCCGAGCTAACTCGCTGACGCCAAAGGTCAAGAATATAAATATTGTGCTCAGCATCCACACCAGCCACGACATGGACTGTATAATTCCCGCCTTCATCAGTAGTAGCATAATCGCTAGCCCCATACACATGCATAGTATTACGATCAGGCAATCTCTTATTCGTATTTTCGCCATAGGATTGCAACCATGATGCTTCAAAAAAGCTACCTGTTTCAGGTGCGGGCCGCTGTTGAAATAATGAGGACCATGTTCTGGCATTTAGTTTATACGGGGCAAAATGTTCTTCAGTAAAATATTCAGGCCAAAGAATATCACCCGGTTGTCTACCTAATATGTCATCATCACGCTCAGCAATAGCAGGTAAACAAACTACATACCAATCCCTTCCATCCTGACCTCTTAACCAACCAGATTCACCATTGTAATTTAGTGGAAGTATTCTTCCTGCTATATCGTCCTCATGCCAGCGCGTTGTAATGCCCACTTCAAATGCATCTGGCTTTTTACGGGTCATTAAATCATTCAAGTATGAGTCGTGTGTTTTATCCCTAATGGTTTTTGAATCGGCTTCCGCCCTGCCCTTAATAAGGTCATCCCAAATGATGCCATCAGCACGGTTACCAGTAACCGCAGCACCAATCCCCATGGCCATCCATTCACTGCCATTTGTAAGGAGCCATTCGTCAACGGCTTGGCTTTCTGCGGAAAGTTCAGTGCCAAAAATGCGTTTGTAGATTGGCTGTCTGACAATTGACCTAGCTCTACGCCCCCATTTTTTAGGTTGGTCGCTTCCATATTGGGCTAATATTGTTCCTGATTTAGGAAACCTGCCTAGGTAGTGTGTAGGGAAAACCATACTACTATAAGTAGATTTAGCACTTCCTGGAGGCATCAAACCCATTAAGTTCTTTATTTCACCGTCTTCAACTTTTTGTAGGCATTGAAGCCATAAAATGTGGTGTTTACCAAACGATGATCTTATTGGCTCAAATTTTTCCTTTTCTTCCTCACTTACATCTGATTGAGCATTGGGGATATCAATTATACTTGCGTAGGTTAACAGGTCGTTTTTCGCTCTCTCCCTCTTTAATCGCTCACTTTGAATACCCCTCAACTCAGTTGAGGCCTCCAATAATTCATCTGTCAATGACATAGGGCACCCATAGAATTATAAGTTAATTATATTTACGCAAATCAGAAGGACGTTCTTCACTTGTTCCTTCTTTTGATATCCTGTTTGTAATTTTTTCAACTTTGTTAAGTGCCTCAGCAATACGCTTATCTAATGAAGCCGAATCTAATTCACTCGGTTTTGCATCGGCATTGGCATTAATATTGACTTGAGTTTGAGCAGCTTTGCCATAACCACGGTCCCAAAGCATCTCAATCGCTTTTAACTTAGAACCATCTGACGCATCTGGATTATCAAGGATTTGAATAAGCGTTTCAGTTGCCTTCAAAGTAAATTGACGGCAAAGGTCTTGAAGATCACGGGCTTCAAGTGCTAAATTCTTCTTTCTAAACGCTTCCATTTGAACCTCATCTATGACCCTTACCTGTGCACGTTTCATTCTTTCTGCGTGATTTTTAGTTCTTTTAAGACGATGACCGTGTACAGATGGATCGGGCTTATCTGAAAATACACTAGTCAGATTGGGGGTGCCCTTTAACTTTTCAAAGGGTCTTGGATTTCTACTTAATTGAGTAATTCGTGGTGGTGGAACATATCTGGCTGGTATTGGCCTATCAGCATCTTCAGGGTTTATTCTATTAACAGTATATTGACTACGTTTCATTTCTTACCCTTCTTCATACATTTCTTCATATGTTCAATTAACGCGGTGTCATGCTCATAAAGCATTGGACGAAAGTCGTAATCTCGAGGCACCTTAGAGATCTTTTCGTGAGCATCTGCCTTTACATATTTGCCAATCGCCTTTTGATATGGAATCCACCATCCAGGACCCAGGTACATTAAAACTTTACGTCTTTCTGACCCTGTGGCTGGGCCAGCATGTGCTTGGCCATAAGCCCAACCTAATGCATCCATTACTGACCACTCAACAGGCTCATGTCCTAGAGTTTCGGCTAAGAATATAATTGGACGACATAGTTTTTTGACACCATCACGTTCCAACATAATTTCTTCAGGTAAATGTCTATCCAAATAAATCTTATCTCCGGTAACCGAATACCCACCAACATATGGGCAATCGTAATCACAAACAATATCTCTGGGTCTATAAAGTCTTTCTTGTACTTGAGGGTTGTTCATCACCCTGTCAAGCATCTCCCCACTCATCCCCATCTCAGTATGACTACCGTGTCCCCCACTCATTTTCAATACAAGAAAAAGGATGAGAATGGACCCAAGGCTGAAGTTATGTAACCCCAACGTGCCATTACATGAGCCGCTCTCCACACAGGGTGATTCCCATCATGGGCACACTGAATTGATACGAATCTATAATTCCACTGAGGGTCATGATACCAACCTTTAGTATTCTCATACCAAGGTTCATGACTGTGCTCTTTTTCATAAGCCAGTCTATACTGTTGAACTACGTTGTAACCACTACCATAAGTTAGCCTGCCCTCATAATAGGGGGCAGGCAGAACTATATTCAAACCATTGTCAGGTAACAGAGCCATCTTACAGCAACCCTCTGACTGATTCACCAAAGTGAGCTTCGGCTGCCTGCCAATAAGCTACACTGGCTTCTTCGGCTGTCTTAAAGTAACCTAAACGAATTGACTTTCC